TGTAAAGGGAATAGTATAATCGACCCCGAAATAACATGCCCGGAGGTCTCTTGAATTTGGTCAGCAGTGGGAACCAAAACATCCTGTTGAACGGCAACCCTCAAAAAACGTTTTGGACGTCGACCCACAAACGGTACACGAACTTCGGCCTTCAAAACTTCAGGCTGGACTACGAAGGCGTCCGGCAGCTCAGCATGATGACGCCGACCGTCTACACCTACAAGGTTAAGAGGTACGCCGAGCTCTTGACGGAGATGTACCTGGTGGTCCAATTCCCCGATATTTACAGCCCGATCGCCCCGCCGGTCTCGTGCGACCCCACCGACCCGAACGTGCAATGGGTCCCGTACGAATTCAAGTGGATCCGGAACCTTGGGGCCATGATGATTCAGTCGATCCGCTTTACCATCGGGGGGAACTTGATCCAGCAGATCTCGGGCTACGACATTTTGGCGTTGGCGAACCGGGACCTCCCCCCCTCCCAAAAGAAGAAGTGGGACGAGATGGTTGGCAACGTGGCAGAAATGAACGACCCTGCCAACGCCTACGGGAGGATCCACGCCTACCCGAACTGCGCCTTCGACGAGTCCGGCGCGGAGCCCTCCATTCGAGCAAGGCGCGTCCGCGTCCCGATCCCCATCTTCTGGGCGCTGAACAGCCAACAGGCGTTCCCCTTGGTCTGCCTCCAGTACAACGAGCTCCACGTGGAGATCACGCTTCGCCCCGTCCGAGAACTCTTCCAAATCCGCGACGTCACGTTGCCCCCCTCCTTCCCCGTCGTCGCACCAAACTTCAACATCCCGGAACACCAGTTCTTCCGCTTCCTACAAACGCCGCCGAACCCGGCCCTTATGTACCCCCCAGCGCAGACGACCTCTTGGAACGAAAATATGCACCTGTCGTGCACGTACTGCTTTTTGGGCGACGAGGAGGCTCGGCACTTCGCCGTGAACCAGCAGCAGTTTTTGTTCAAAGAGCTCCACAACTCGTGGTTCTACAAGGTCGCAATTAGCGACAGGGCCTGGCTGCAGAACGCGGCCGGGATGGTCAGCAGCTGGATGTTCCTGTTCCAGCGCTCCGACGTTTCGGCCCGGAATGAATGGTCCAACTTTACCAACTGGCCCTACGATTTCCTCCCGAGCGACATCAGAGTCCTTCCGATCACCATGGAGGGCAGTCCTTGTCTGGAAGGGTACGAGTTCGACGGCGTCGTCATCCCGGAAGGACAGCTCGGCTACGGGATGAACCCGTCCGGAAAGTACACGGGCTTGTACGGAACGGGCACCCAGACGGATCAGAACCAACGGGACATTCTGCTCAGACTCGGCATCTCGCTCGACGGGGCCGTTCGCGAGGAGGACCGGACTGCCGACGTGTTCCTGGAAGAGCAGAGCTACCTCAGAAGCCCCGGCAGCAACGCCGTTCCGGGGATCTACTACTACAACTTTTGCTTGAACACCGACCCCTTCGTTCTGCAACCTTCAGGGGCCATGAACTTGTCCAAGTACTCGAAGGTGGAACTGCCCTTTACAACGATCACCCCTCCGGCGAACCCGGACGCGGTTGTCGACACCTTCTGCGACCCAGAAACGGGCAGCGTTATCGCCACGAACAAAGCGTTGTTCAACCTTTACCTGTACACGTTCAACTTTTTGGTGATCGAAGAGAGGTACAACGTGTTGGTCTTCAGCGGGGGGAACGCCGCTTTAATGTCCGCCCGATAAGGGCGCGGCCTCTCTCTATTTATTTTTTGGAACGAGTTTGATCAAAAATTTAACACCTGATCTATTATAATGAGCATCTTTTGGTTGAACGATCCAGGCATTTTGATCCGGGGCGACCAAATGATGCAGGTTTGGCCCTCTTCAAGCATGACGATTGACGAACAGTTGAACGCGCTGACCCGGTTCGTGGTTGTGGCAGCCCTTCTGGGGTACGCCTTTACGTCCAACCGCAGGTTCGTCCTCGTAGGCATCTTTACCGTGGTGGCCGGTGCGGCCTACCAAAAGAGTCTGAAGTCCACCGTGAGAGAAGCGTTCACAGAGTCAGCCGTCGCCGACATTGCAGAGAGTTACACTGTTCCTACGAAGAAGAATCCGATGATGAACGTCCTGCTCCCTGAAATCAACGGCAACCCGAACCGCCGCCAAGCCATGCCGCACAGCGCACAGACGGATGGGCTGATCAACGCGGCCGTCAAAAAAGACCTGGACCCCCGCCTTTTCAAAGGCACGAACGACGAGATGGATTTTGACGCCTCCATGCGAAACTTTTATACCACACCGGGGACGACCGTACCGAACGAAGGGTTCCGCGAGTATTTGATGCACGACCTTATTACGACAAAAACGGCGAAGGAAGGAGATCCCGTTGCTTTAGGGAAGTACAAGGGCAGAATAGGCGGAGCCTACACGTAGAGCCAAATAGGGCGATCGGACTACACGTTAAAACGAATAGGGTTCGACAAGGAAAAAAAAAAGAAAAAATGAAATTGTCTGCCGCAAATAAAAAATGTTTGAAAGTATATATGGACGAGTTTTATAAAATCACTCGAATTGGGGAAGACGATTGCGGCCTCACCCAGGACATGAAGCTGAACAACCACCACGCTGACTACATGCTTCGTAAATACTACATGCCGTACTGCACCTTGAAACTACCCATTGAGTTCTCCACCAGCCAGGTCAACGTAAACTTCAGCGCGGCGGGTGGGTCCGGAAAACAGTGCGGCCTCGGCGGCTGCAACGTGGACGAAAGTTCGTCGCTCCAATTCGGTGTCCAGACGCACCCCAGGTGCAGGGTCGCCCTCCTGCAACGGCAGTTTGCCACCGTTCCCTACCTCGGCAAGGGGAACTTCAACTGCGAAATGGAGACGCAGCTCCGCGTGAGCGAGGCGACCATCGCCAACCGCAAAAGCGTCAACGCCTCGGCCGAGATGAGCTACCTCCCGCTCTCGCAGTACCCGCTTATCCCTTCGATCCAGAGCACCGTCACGAACCCCGAGTACTTGATCGAGCCGTGGACACGGGGCGGAGAGTCCGTCCGAAAACCGCCTGTAAACTAAAAATTGTATTCAAAGATAAAACCGAACCAAAAAAATCAACAGCATTAAAAGGATGTACCCCCCTGCGAACACGTAAGAAATACGCATCCGGTTCTTTTTCGTCTTCTTCACCCCGCGGATCTCCAAGAAAGGGTCCACGATCGTAATGTCTTGCCCGTCCAACGTCTTTTCAATCTTGCTCAAGACGCACCCGTCGTATAAGAAAAAATAGACCAACGCGATAAAGAGACATGCCAACACAATGACTGCAAAGGGAAATGTGCACGTCTGCATCGCGATTAAGAGGTAGATCGGCGTGTGCACGTGCAGCGACCGGAGGTAAAAACCAATCGTTTTGTCTTCCATGTTTAACATCCGTAATACGTCGACATACCATTTGATCACGCTCTCCCGGTGGTCGTGCGAAAGGACTCCCATCGACGTTTTTTTCTCTTTTGGACGAAAAAAAAACGTCTCGATTAACGGCAAAAAAAGTTAACGGTTTTTAAAAATGGTACCAGTTTTCAACTGAATGATTGCTCTATAAAAATCACGATCGTTCGCAAATGTTTTCCTCTCAAGAATGACCAACCCGTTTTTCGTGTACAGAATCATTGCAAAACTTTTTTGTCTTGGTAGATCAAAGGAACTTTGCCCTTATTCTTATTTTCGAAGACATTTTTTTGGACCTCTTCTTCGTTCTTCGAGTCCTTCTTCTCCGGCCGCCTCGAACAGTTGATAAAGGTGAACGTAAGACTTCATTTGATGTTTTAAATTGTGTTTTTGTGGGAAATATCGGACTTGACACAGATTGAATGTTTTCTTTATTCATGAAATGTTGACTCGATGGCAATTGTGTTGTAATTGAAACACCTTTCACATGATTTTTCATTGTATCGTTCCCAGGAATACCAGTCGCTACTTCTTTCAGGAAACCACTCAAAGCTCGTCTCATATATGTTCATGAAATATTTTTTTTTCAATGGTCATTTGCTTCGCGTTTTTGTTTGGCCAATGTTTTTCCCCGTCTAATATTATATGAACGCTGTCGTGACCACGCTCAAAAGCAACTGGAAAAACATTGCCGGTGTCGTTTTCGTAATCCTCGCTGTGCTTCTTGGCGTCCTTTTCTGGAAGCGCCGCAAGGCGGCCAAGTCGGCGTCGACCGAAGAGGACAGCGACGGCGAGAATTCGGCCGAGGTCATGTACTTCTTCACCACGTGGTGCCCCCACTGTAAGAAGTCGAGGCCCGAATGGGACGCGTTTGCGCAAAAGTTCAATGGCAAGAGCGTCAACGGGCACACCGTCGTTGTAACGGCCGTCGACTGCGACCAACAGGAGGCCGTCGCCAACAAGTACGAGGTCAAGGGCTACCCCACCGTGAAGTGCATCGTCAACAAAAAGGTGGCCACCCTCGACGGCCCCGTCACCGCCGACAACCTGGCGCAGTTCTTGAACACTTGTATTGCCTGAAAAAAAAAACAATTTAAATTGAACAAAATGCTTTATTTTGAAAAATGTTTCATCATTCTTACATGTTGATAGTTGTTGTAATTGCAAATGCTTTTTATAATCTTTGTGTAAAAATCAAAAATAATCGCGAACCATTTTGGCAAAAAATTTCTGGGGTAGACCTTACAATCGACAAAAACAAATTAGTCGTGCACCAAAAACATGCAAACTACATTGTTTACTCTTCTTTTCTTTTTATTCTTCCAGCAATTCATGGCTACAGAAACAACTTGTATCTTTTACCGTTCACCCTCCTATTGACCACGTGTGCAAGTGTAAATTTTTGGAGACACCCGACATTTTCTAAAAGAAGAATCGCTGACCACATTGTTTCAAAAGTGT